CTGGTCTCCACTTTCTTAGGTTTAGGTGTTACTTGTTTTTGATATTCATATTCAAGTTCTGAGTCTTTATAGAAAAGAGACTCGAGTTTTTCTTTTTTACAATAATCATCAATGATAATCGCTTTCTTCTTTTGTGTATCTAAGATAACCTTTAAAGCATCTTCTGATATCTTTCCATTAACTGTTATTTTCATCTTTAGGTTCCTCCGTTCCTACCTGATATTGATTAGCTTTATCTGCATCCACAAAGTTTAGTGATTGAAGACGTTTGTTTCCACCTTCGATAGGTTCAAGTCCTAGTAATGCTCTTGATTCGTTAAGAGACATAATCCCAAGACTCATGAGTTTCTCAATCGCTGTAACTTTTGTATTCCATGAAGCATATTGCAATCTTTCACTATAGAAGATGATTTCTTCTCCACGTTCCAACTGATTATCAGTAAGTAACCCCAAAGAAAAAGCCTCGCTAAGTTGAATAGCTAAAGGCTCGATCGTTGACTCATAGAATGAGTTGTATTCATCTTCTGTATATTTGTTCGTAAAGATTGGAACTGAGACTCCAAAGTAATCGAGGATTTTCGCTTGTAAGAATTCAAGCGTATCTTTATCAATCAGCTTTGGATCAACTTCTAAAGGTATGTATTCTGACTTCAAATCAATAGGTATAATTGAACTACCTTTTAAACTGACAGATTCAGAGAGTGCAGCATCAAATAATTCACGTTGCTTCTTCTTATCTATTTCTGATAACATCCCATTCATCTTCAGGATACCTTTAATCTGCATGGATGATTTCACTGCGTTATCGATTCCTTGAAGTAAGCTATCATTAATGGATATCGTTTTAAGTATTGCTTCATGGTCTCCAGTTGAACCTGTCCCACCAAAGATATCGTTTTGTCCGAAATGTCGCCTTAAATGAATAACATTATCGTAGGGCAAAATATATGACTCTCCATTATCGAACAAGAACTTGATAAAGTAGGTATCACCACTATCAACTATCATTTCAACTGTGACTGGTCTTAACGGATAGATACCTTTTAGTTCACCTGTATCCTTATCAAACTTTGGATACACAAAAGCATTATCATTCAGCAATAGTAATGTGATTGTCTTGTAGATAAAGTCATATGGTGTCATGATTTCATTTGGTTTATACTTCAAAAGAAAAAACAGCTTACCTTTCTTCTCGGTTACTGTCTTATCGTTTTCAGTTTTTATAAATCTTGGTTTGAGTTTAGCACATTGGCTAGCGACTCGATCAATACATATCTTTACTACATCACTCTTGGAAATATTCGTACCAAATGGTGTATAAAATGTATTTAAATTACTGATTAACTGGAGTGCATCAAATGATCCAGTTTTCTTTTTTCGTTTGAATAAGGCCATGTGCACCTCCTATTATTCTTTTGGTATTGGTATTGCAAACCCAAAGGAATGTCCTTTTAAATTTATAAGTTCCTTGTCTGTATAGTCTTTAATTCCTAATTCTTCTATTTCTTTGATTAATGTCGTTTCATTTCTAAAATAGAAAACTGAATACTTTGACATGTTTGAATGTGTAATGTAGAAGATGTTTTTAATTTCTGGACTTTCTATTATCATATTTATTATTTCCTTTAAATGTATTGGAAGTAATATTTGCGTATTATCATTTTCATTTAGTACTATGTCTGGAAGATTAGAAGTATTCTCAATTACAAATCCAAACTCATATGGCATGTTCAAATCATTTACCTTTGCGTTTTTCATGTAGTCTTCTAACTTGTTATAGTGGTTTGAGAAATTACGTTTGAAATTACTTATATAATTTGAAACACTTCTATCAGATATATATTTATCTCGTTTAATTACTGTTTTTTTAGGGAGTTTCTTTAAACTTTCATTGACATGCGACTCGAAATCTCTCGCTACTCTAGCCTCTTCTTTTCTCATTTCAGTACCTTTTTTGGTATTCACAGAAGAGTCAAAAATAAAGTGTTCAAAAAAATAAGTAAAACTACTATTCCCAATCACAATATCAGGCCTATCAAAATGTGCTACATTCATAGTTTCCATTCTTTTTGAAAACAACTCAAGATATTTTCTAGAAGTTTCACCATAATAATTAACAGCATTGTTATTATTGAGAATCCAAATAAATCTTTCTGCCTCTGACATAATATCACCCCTATGGGTAATTATATCATATTTTCATAATCTGTCTTATATCTATTTAAAATTACATATGCAATGATCAATGCAACTGTTCCATCAATCCTTTTGTACTTAGAATTAAGTTTTGATGGTTGGATGTTTCCATTAAGATCTACCTTAGCTTGTGTATTAGCAAGACACCATTTCATAATAGGATTATTATTATAGTTCACAAAATTATTCTTTAAATCTGCTTCCATAATCTTCATTGGTTCTGATAATGAATAGATTCCTTGTCTAACTTTCTCCATATTAAATCCTAGGTCTTCCATTTCTTTAATCCAGTACTGTGAATTCCAAGGATCATAACCTACCCATAATGGTCTTATTCCATAAGTTTGAATCATCTTCATAAACCACTGAGTAACAAGACTAAAATCATTTTGATTTCCTTCCGTCAATGTCACAAAACCTTTCTTAATCCAAATATCATATGGAACATTATCTTCTTTGATTCTTTTTTCCACGACTTCACTTGGCATGAAGAAATGAGGGATAACATACTTTATACTGCTATCTCGTTTTTGAATAACAAGAACTACAGCTGTTAAATCGGTTGTCGATGATAAATCAACTCCGCCTATTGCATATGAATCTCTTAGTTCATCAATGGTATATATGTCTTCGTTGTTTAAATCGTCAAACGATAACCATGATCCACTATCTGCTTGTTTGATGTTAAAGTCTTTACAAAGCATCGTGACTCTTGTTGAAAGGTCATGTTTTGATTTGTTCATGACGTCTTCTAGGTAGTTATTTAGTTTTACAACTCCAATACTAGGATTCGACTTTTGCCATGTGATTGGATCCTCGTATATCTCTTTAGTGGAGTCTTGTGTGTAAAGCCAGGGAAGTACTCTGTTATCATCGATTTCACCCTTAAGCATCTTTCTGGCATAATCTAATTTACTATCTAAAAAACCACCGATTGTAGTTCCTTCAGTGGTTATGATAAATATAAGTGGTTCTTTCTTGGTTGATTGCGATTGTTTGATTGCGTCATAGACTTTAGAATCCGTCATTTCATGGACTTCATCAATACAACCAACTTCTATATTATATCCATCTTTATTTCTTGATTGAGCGGATAACTTCTTGATCTTGTTTTTAGTCTTTGGAGAATAGATGTGATAGATGTTTTTCTTACTTCTTGTTTCTTTTGATAGGGCTGGAGATTGTTCTCGCATATTGTTAATCTCTTCAAATAAGATATTGGCTTGTTCTGTAGTATTAGAAGCACATACAATATCCACACCACCTCTTGATAGAAAGAATTCAGCTAAGTCTATACCTGCAACAAATGTAGTCTTTCCATTCTTACGAGCAATAAGTAAAATAACTTCATTAAATCTACGAAGTCCTGAATCAGCTATCTTAAATCCATATGCTGTTTGGAGTAATGCTTTCTCCCAAAGCTCTAAGATGAACGGCATTCCATTAAATGGTGACTTGGTATGCTTGCAAAACGTTTCAATGAAATCAATTCTAAGTTGTCCTGGTTTCTCATCAAAGTAATACAGCGGATTTTCTAGGTCATCTATTAGCTGATCTAGTTCTGTCTTTAGCTCTTCACCTACGATGATGTTTCCATTTTCGATTTCATTGTAGTATTCAATTAAATAATTCATTCACTTGCTCTCTTAAGAAATTCATCAAACGCATCATCTCCATCATCAACTTGAGTCCCAAGAATACTGTTTAATGTTTTAATCACTGTCCCATATGAGTTCACAAGCTTCGTATAATACTTCGCTGCTTCAGTCTGTCTTTGTGCTCCTCTATTTGAAGTCTGAATTGCTCCATACTTTCTAATTTGATCTTGTAACTTATCAAGTTCCACTTTCATAAATGCAGCCTGATAAATTAAGTTGTCTACCAACTCTGTCTTTGATTCATCGAC